ACCTCAAGCTATGGGTGCACCTACTATGGCACAGGAATCTCAAATGAATGTTCCTGCTCCGGCACCTGAGTATAAAGTGTCAGAACCAATCACTGCAGAAGAAATGAATGTTACCAGTGATGATGATACGATGTCTTACTTTGCTAAGTTAGCTCAAGAAGACTAAAGAACAAAAGCACCTCGTATACCTGTCATTTCCCTGACTGGGTCTTCACTGTTATTTGCATTAGGACTTGTTGGGGTTATGACAGTTGTACTTTGTCCAGTGTTATTAGTAATGGTTGGTGCAATTACTGTGCTACCACCACCAAACTCTCCCATTGCTCCGCCACTCTGAATAGGTGTAGATCTGTCTGGTCGAGTCATAGTAGCTTGATTCGAAGCAGCGGCAGACAGTCCACCATCAACTGCAGTATTAGTAGAAGGTAAAGCAACAGGAGCTGAAGATGTTTCGCCAGTAGATGCTTTAGGTTTACCACCCATAATAAAATTAGCTAAAGATCCGGCTAGTGCTTCGCCGCCAAAATATCCAGCAGTTCCGAATAAAGTAGCACCGCCTAAGCCACCAGCAAGCGAGCCTAAACCTGGGAAACCTATTGTTCCAAGTGCACCACCAAGTAACGCACCAAATTTGACTCCGGCAACACTTCCTATCATTCCACCCATAAATTTTGTTAATTCTTTTTTCTTTACATCATCAGGTGCATCACTATTAAGAACATCATACAAACCGTATGCTCCAAGTAAAGCGGCTATACCTGGAAATCTTAAAAACTTACCTAATCTACCTGCTATAGCTTTTCCACCACCAGTAGGTTTCGGAGTAGTTGTTGCTGCACCAGCTTGTGGTTTTGGTAACTTTGCACCTTTCACATCAGCGGCTTTTACCATCTTATTTGTTTTATCACTATGAAAACGTTGAGTCTTTTCGTTAAACGTTACTTTTTCTCCAGATGTAGTCACCCCTTTAGTTCCACCTTTGAAAGTAGTAGCAGCCGCAGCGGCTGCTGCTGTAGTACCGGTAGCTGTTGTAACAGCAGCAGTTGTTGATAAACCTACAAGTCCAGCCAAGGCAGTTTTTAATACTGTAAATGGAAGTTTTAAAGTCTTAAAAAGTAAACCTAAAGATTTACCCGGCTTCATTATAGCAAATATGCCAGCAGCGGTTAAACCTATGTTTGTTAGATCTGTTTTTAGCTCACTGTAATCGCCTTTGGCTAAATTATTAAGACCATCAATGGCACCGCCAAAGGTTGTGGTTATGCTGCTTAGTACTGTTTCAACAGAAGGTATTCTCATACCAAATTGTTCAAGAGCTTTGTTTAAACGGTCTTTTGCTGGTCCTAGTTGAGTATCAATTGTTTCCTTAAGTTCTCCTAGTTTTTCTTGGTTTTCTTTAGTCATTGCAGCAGCAATGGCTCCACCAATCAATCCGAATTTAAGACCAAAGATAGATGCAATTCCTCCAGCTACCATTCCTCTTTCAACTGCATCTCCGGCTTCTGCTGAGTTTGTGTATGCTTCAACTGCGTTACCAGCTTCATCGGCTAGAGCCACTAGTAATGCGGTGCGAATTCCTTTTTTACCAATCATAGAAGCTAAGCCCATAGCACCGCCAGCTTTTGCTAATGCGCCACCTATACCTAGTCCACTAAGAAAACCACCTCCATCTGATACACCACCGCCAGATTTACTTTCTCTTATTGTTTCGGCTTCGGCCTGAGATTTATTTTTTTCTCTTTCAGCCTCAAGGTCATCACCACCAAAACGTTCTTTTTGCTGTTTAATAATTAGAGCGTTGAGTTTCTTTTGCGCAGACAGATTTTCAGCCAAGGTATCATTTGTCTTTTTGATACCGAGTGATAGATCCGCTAGTGTTGCCTCAGCCATGTTGTCCTCGTTCAGCTTGCTGCTGTTCTCTTTCTTTTAACTCGTTAATTAACATTGCTAAATAAATCTCCCTTTCCCATGGAACCATACTGTCTAGGTCACCTAAAGAATAATTATAGTTTTGGAGCAATTGGTAATTAGTCGTATAAAAATTCTCTAAGTTATCATGAGAAAGGTTAATTAAAAAAAATCGTCGATACCCCGCAATATTCGTTTATTATCAGTTCCACAGTCTTTACATTTGAATGCCACTTCATGTTCTAGCTTTGGTAAGTCCAAAGTAAACTGTGCAATTTTATCAAATTGATCTGTCGTAAGAGAATCAAGAAAACCCATAATCTCTTCATTGCTTTCATCTTGCATACTAATACGTTCATCTTCAGTTTCAACTGCGTCTATACATGATACAACCAGAGCCATTAGTTGTTCTGACTGTGTAGACTCACCCATAAGTACATCATTCGATATGAAATAATCATAATTTGGAAATCTCATTCTTACACTTATTTTATCTGTAAGTTCTATTAGATTATTATTTTCACCTACATCTATCTTAATTTCTTCTAAGTTGATTTTTACTTCATTCTGAGTTTCACACTCTGTGCATCCAATCAGTATATCAGACGTTTCACCTACCGACTTTGCTCGAATCTGTGTAAACATATAGTCAACATCGAATGTTGATAGTGCTTTTACATTGAGCGGTTCTTTCAAACATGCTTCAATAGTATTAAGCATTGCGTTCAATATTTGTCTACGGTCTTGTGATTCATATGCAATTAATAATACTTTTTGTTCTTTTACAAGAAATGGTCTATATTGTACTATTTGTTTTTTCGAAGGTATAGTTAATTCATACTGTGAATTTTCATTCAATCGTGGTAATGCCATTTATAATTTACTCCTAACCAAGAAATTGCGAAAGAGATCCAAGGCCGGCAGAAGCCTGAATCCATTGTTGTCCACCACTTGCTCTTTGCCAGTTAGTGTAAGACAACTGTACATTGATTTGTACCAATCCATCTAATTCGTTTGTTAATTCTACTTGTCCTATTGTTGTAGGAAATGCATCTATTAGTTCAACTGAATATACTGTGCCACCACCTAGTCCTACATTAATGTTTAATGGTCCAATACTCGTACCAAGACTTTTAATTGGCTTTCTGAGTTGGTGTATTTTTACAGGTTTAGCATAGTCTCTTTTATAACCTACAGTTTGTCCAGTTTCATTTATTACAGCAGCTCTCCATGCATCAAAATATTTACGAGTACCGTAGTCATTTAAAGCAACAAATGATAAGCTGACATCATCAACTGCATATCCATAAGCAACCTTTTCGAATTGCATACCAGTTCTACGTTCAACGGTTAACAATTGTTTTCCGGGTAATGTAGCAGACGAACATAATAAATTAAGATTACCTCCACCCATATTACCACTCGTAAAAAGTGTGGTTAATGCACCAAGAAAACCACCAGCGTTGAATGTAGTAGGTAGTTCAACTAGAAACTGGTTTGCTCGAGCAAAGCCAAGCTTTGACGAAGCTAGAGATTTGAGCTGATCTATATTACTCATATTGCTTTCCTTGATTGTCTATACACATTGGCAGCACTTGTCTTTTCCCAACTCGCTGTTGGTAGGAATGTTGCAATCTCCCATTCGGCTGCTGACACTCGTGCAAGTCTTGATTTAACATGGCCTGTCAAGTAATGTTTGAAACATGGTTGAAAGAATCTCATTTTAGATGAGGCTGTTAACATTTTATATGACATCTGAAACCGTGTAGTTTCATCATATTTTTTATTGTTAGTAATATCCAACAATGCATCAAGGAATTTAGCTCTCAATATCGGTGGTAGATAATGTAGGTTCAAACCATAAAAACCCTTCTCTGCGGGTCCTACGATGATAGCCAATGGAAATCGATCGTAGAAGGGCAGGGTCTCTTTAGTCTTTGGATCATAGAAAAACATGTTCATAGATCCAATGAGTGGTTGTTGTCTATTCACAAGCTTTACATCATCTGAGGTCATTAACTCTGTCCGATTCACTCTACGAATAGTTTGTGCTTTACGCCGAAACCAATCCTGCGCCTCTTTAGTTCTAGGATTGATACCGGCTCTAAACGCCTCGTAGCCAAGCTTTGCAAATAGATTACTCATACCTGTATTTATATCTTTTTCTTAGGCTTTTTGCGATATGGTTTCAATGGTTTTAGTGGTTTAAGTTTACCGGGCTGGTCCTTCATTATCCCCATCGACTTGAGTGTATTCTCTGTCCAGATCTGGAAAGTCCATCCTCTATCCTTTGCATACTTATTAGCAGCTTCCCACTTATTCATATTCTTTACATAGGTCATGGCTTCACCTATGTATCTCTTACTTTTATTAGGATTCTTTGGAACCTTTGTTTCTTTGTCCGGTTTAACTTCAACTAAGATTGTTTTACCGTCAGTAAAGTTTATCTTCAAGTCCACAAAGTAACGGTGCATCTTCTTGTCCACATCCCAGAAATATGGTACAACAGTTTCTTCTGAACTCCAAGATTTAACAGAAGGATTGCTATCGCACCACATAAAGCAAAGTTTTTCCCAATGAGATCGATAAGTCACTCTATCCGGATCACCTTGATACTTCTTTATGTTCGGTTTGTATTTGCCAGAATACGCCATTTTTCGTTATAAATAGTTCATATATTTCTTATTTATAGGACGTTCATATGGAAGATCCCAGTTACATTACGAAACCACCAAAACAAGGCCGAGGTAGACAAGACGGACCTGGGGGAGCACAAGAAGGACAAGATAGATTAGAATATTTAAGATCTAAATCTTCTAGTGGAAATACTACTGATATTCGAAAAGCAAATGATATTATTGACTTAGGTAGTGTAGGGAAAAAAGCTCTAGGTTCATTGTTTGCAAAGGGAGGTTTCTTAAATCGTAGGGGTGGTGCGAAATTAATGTATCCTTTGCACAATGAAGTAAACCACCCAGCTAAAATTAAATTCACCACATATAAGGCAAATGCATATACGATTGATCCTAAAGCGATTGCAGAAATATGGGATGTTCCACTACTTGGTTGGGGTGATGATAAAGCAAGAACATTGAAAGAAGGAAGAGGAGATAAGACTGAGCGTTACACTGAAGGTGAAGGTGATGGAGGATTTGAAGGTGATGATGACGGTCAAACTCGAACTGCAACAGTAGGAGGTTCTAATCAAGGTGGCGGAAGAGGAAATATGCAATCCACCTTAGAAGGATATCGCAAAGATAAGGAACAAGAAGCAAAAGATGACGCTATTAAAGGTGCTAATATTCCTGATAATACAAATATACAAGCTAAAATAGTAAGTGATGTTCCGGCTATTGAGTTATACTTTCCACAGTCTTTAACATTCAATGATGATGTAAATTACAATCAAGTAGATCTTGGCCCTGCTGGTCTTGCTGGTGTTTCAGCATTGAATGCCGGTAAATCTTTAGTAAGCGCAGTTGGTAAAGGTATTAGCGAAGGTGTTGAGTCTGTATTTAACTTAGCCAGAGGTACATTAACCAGTGAAGCAGCACAGGTTGCTGGAGCTCGTGCAACTCAGTTTATTCCTAAAGAAGGAATACGCGCAGCGATTACTACGGCGACTCAAACTGGTATTAATCCGGGAACAAGGTTGCTTTTTGACAAACCAAACATACGTCAATTCTCATTTACATTCAAGTTGATTGCTACATCTGCTCAAGAAGCAGATCAAATAGAATCAATCATTAGAGTATTTAGATCTGAGATGTACCCTGAAACAATTAATATTGGAGCTGGTATACCGGCCGGTTATAAGTTCCCTCATTTCTTTAAGATTGAATTTAGTATGCGTGGAGCTGATATGAAAGTTCCTGCTTTACAATACTGTTATTTACGAAGTGCACAGGCTTCTTATAATGCTACTTCAATGACATTCCACGATGATGGCCATCCTACAGAAATTGATCTTACTCTAGTATTCCAAGAGTACAGAGCACTAAGCAAACAAGATATTCAAAAGGGTTACTAATGCAGTACTTCAACAAATTTCCCCGTGTTTTCTATGTTTTTGGTGATCAGGAAGCACAAGGCACTGGTAAAATATCTACTGAGTTAGTCCAAGATATATCGGCGTATTCAGATATTCTAGATAGAATTGCTGACAATATTGCATTTCATACTTTCTACAATATACAGGAAGGCAATAGACCAGATCAATGTTCATACGATCTTTATGGTACACCAATTTATCACTGGACATTTTTTCTCTTAAACGATCATTTAAGAAAGCAGGGATGGCCTGTAACAAATGAAGAGATAAACAAAAGAGCAAAGTTAGACTTTCCACATTTTACATATACAACAACCGATTCACTTACAAACACTCATAAAGTAGGTGAAACAGTTGTTGGCGCAAACACAGCTTCGAGAGGAACTGTACTTCGTAGAAATCTAGATCTTGGTCAAGTTACTGTTGATGCGCAATCGGCATTCTCTGTAGGTGAGGCAGTAAGTAACGTGTCTGCCGCGGTTACTACACAAACAGTAACTACTACCGGTGCTTCTGCTGAACATCTATCTGCACACCACTATGAAAATGCTGACGGTGAAATAGTGGATATTGATCCAGCCGTTGGGCCAGGAGCTCTACTTACTGAGGTGACACATCTAGACAGATACATAAAAGACAATGATAATCTAAAACAAATTAAAGTTGTAAAACCAGATCTTATCAATCAGGTTGTTTCACTCTTTAAACAGGCTATTAATTCATAATGTCAAGTAATACCGAAGCAGTAAAGGGCTATGCTCTTGAAAGTGTAATAATCAATTCTTCTAGATTTTTAGACCGCGGTGGTCTAGAAATTATGGGTAGTGTTACTGATATTGAAATTTTCGAGAACCTAGAGAATAACTATCTTACTGCTAAGATTGCAATTGTTGATTCTTTTCGTATGTTCGATAGACTTGACTTTCAAGGTGCCGAAACGGTAACTATATTATTAGGACAATCTGAGAATCCTAATCTACCGAAATCAATTACAAAAGACTTTATAGTACACAAGATTATTTCCGCAAAGAAGATTAATGAAACATCAGATGTTATCTTTTTGAACTTAATTGAATTATCTGAATATCAGTCTAATTTAATTAACGTAAATCGAGCTTACAGCGGTAGTCCGATTAGTATTATGTCTGCTATTACAGAAGAATATCTCGGTACAAGTATTAGTGAACATACCTCAGCAAATACTTTTCAAGATAAAATGAAAATGATTATACCTAATCTGACACCACTAAGAGCACTCAATTGGATTAAGTCTCGCCTTACAACTGTTGATGGATTACCTACATATTTGTTTTCTACATTTCAATCGGACAAATTATTCTACAGTGATTTGAATGCTATGCTTTCGCAACCTCCTATTAATCCAAAAATGCCATTTCTCTACGGTGCTGCTGAAGATTTTTCTGAGATCTCGAATGGTCAAAAAATGATTCCAATAAAAGCATACTCACTTGAAAATAACGATGACATGTATAGTAGAATACGTGAAGGTGTAGTAGGATCTAAGTATTCATTCTATGATAGTCTAACCGGAACATATCGATCACACTCTTTTAATGTACATGCTGACGCAATATCACAGTTACAAGTAAAAGAATATGAAAGGCCTACATTTGCGAGTGACTTTGAAATAGATGGAAGATTTTTGCAGTCATATGAATCAAGACACATATCACAGTTAACTACATCTGGTGCTTATGAAAACGGTGATAATAAATTTAGATCTATAGATCAAGAGAATGATGCATCTGACTATAATAAAAGAACAATCGGTAAATCTCTTAAAAGCTTTTTAACAAAAACACCGATTACAATTATTATTGACGGCCGAGGATTTATTTCTGGAGATTACCATAGAACAATAGGAAACACTGTACGAGTATTATTCTTGGCTAACAGGCCCAATAATTCAGAAGTCAAAGTAGATACAAAGAAATCAGGTGACTATATAATATATGCGGCAAAACATACACTTGCTGCAGAAAAATATCAATTGTCATTACAGTGTGTTAAAATATCTTCCTATGATGAAGACGGAATAATGGGGATTCTTTCATGAATTATTATGGCGACAAGTCTCGTTGGTTTATGGGTACTGTTGTAAATATTAATGATCCATTGGAGCTCGGTAGAATCAAAGTAAGAATCTACGGAGTGCATACTCATAATCCGGCTGATATTGAAGATGGCGATTTGCCATGGGCACAAGTCGTTATACCAGTAACAGAGGGTGGATCTTCGGGTATAGGAACTAATATTGGTATTAAAGTGCAAGCTCAAGTATACGGTATCTTTCTTGATGGTATGGATTCTCAGTTACCACTTGTACTTTC